GTTGTCATATTGCTCTAACAGTAACTCTGGTGAATTAATCCTATTAGTATTTTTATAATAAGTACAATGATTACCGATGAGCATATGCACTTTGTAATCTTTGAGTCTATCAAAGTAACAAGACTTAGCACGTTGGAACGTATTGAAATCCATTGACTTACGATTATCAAAAGTGTCACCTAAGTCAATGATCGTATTAACCTTATGCTTCTCTAATGTAGGGAAGAACACGTTGTCATAAAACTTTTGCCAGAAGTTCCAAAAGGCAAGAGATCCCTTTCGACCGTCAAGATGCTGGTCTGTGATGAGTGCTATTTTCAAAGTTTTCCTCCTACTACACCAGAGTTTACCACACGGGTATGGTCTTGTAAAGTACCTTCCTGAAGACACTTGAGATGCCACCGAGACACATGGAGCACACTTTCATATGTGACACCAGTAATAAAATGTTGTCCTAACGGTTCTTTCAAAATAGATGTAAACAAACCAAAGCGAGTCTTCTTAATATAGAAAGCATCATCAATCCACTCAGCATCTTCTGGAATATTTTTTTCAATAGTTCCACCAAAAGAATCGGATAGTTGTGGTTTTGTCATCGGTTCATTCTCGTCTCAATGTTCTCTTTGATATTAGACATATCAGAATACTGTTGATTCATACCAGACATATCACCGGAGTATGAATCTGTATGCATCACATACTCATGTCCAGATTTTTCCAAGATTTTATTTTTAATGTCCTGCTGTTTATTTTCCTTAGCAATACGACGAAGGAAAGCATAGTAGATAATCTGAGTAAAATAAGCAAAAGGATTTTTTGATTTTTCAGGATCAAAGTTATGGATGTATTGTACACAGTTTTCAATGCCATCCGAAATCATGTCATCTCTATAAGTATAGTTGACAAAGTTTGGTTTAAAAGATAATCGATTAGCAATCTTTAAAAAACACTCGCCAATATACCTAGGAATAACAGGAGTTGTTTTCCCTTGTTCTTTTGCTTTTTTACATTGAGATTTATAAGTGATTAGAGCATCTAGAAAATCTTGATTATTTACATAATGTTCTGGATTCTTTTTTGGCATTGGACATGATGGATTGCTTATTTGATACCCATTATACAGTTGTCACAGAACGCTGTCAAGGGGGGCTTGACAGAACCTCAGAAACTTAGTACAATAACTCTGTTAAGGGTTGAAGGTTAGTTATAGCTTTTAGCTATTCTTATAGATCTTTTCTAGAAACGTTTTGGTTTCTTTAACTGAACCTAGATACCCCATACGACGGGAAAACCTTTCTAGTTTAATATCTGGTCCTTGATCATCATTCTCCAATACGTTGATGTAGAACTCTTCAATGTTTTTATCTAGCTCTGTCATGGTAACAATATGTTCCATTTTGATAACAAACATATCATCATAAGTTGAATGAATCCATTCCTTGAGAACAAACCCAGACACATCTTTTCCTTTTTTTCTTTTAGTTACCTTTTCAACTAACATGGGGTTAGCCACTAAAAGAGAATCTTCATCCGGAAGATAACAAACTTTAGCGACTATTTCTTCACCCGATGCCAGTTTTAAGGTTGAGTAGAATTCTTCTTCCATTACCTTAAATCTATTTTGATTACTTCGTATTTAAAGTTCTCTTCTTTATAGATTTCGATTCGTTTTTTTAAATGTAGCAACGTGTAGTTTTTTCTATTGTCAGAAGAGATATCATCAGCAATATCATAAAGAGTAGCCATATCTTTACCTTCTCCTTTTCTCAGTACACGACCGATTGACTGTAAGTTTCTAATCCTTGACTTACTGGGAGAAGCAAATACAATATTGTGAAGACGTTTAATGTTAATACCGGTAGAGAAAGTTCCGTATGAAGCAACAATAACAGCATTATTTTCCCGTTCAGTTAACTGACGTACAGTTTCTCTATCTTCAATATCAGTAGAACCGCTAACAAAAAATACTTTTCGGTCCTTTCCTATAGTATTATTTATTAAATCGTATAGTGGTTCACCATGCTTCTCGACAAAGTTAAACAACACAAGAGTGTTGCCACTCAAATCTTTAACTAGATTGTTGATCAGATTATTTCTTCTTTGGTGAGTAACAATGTACTCCATCTCTTCGTGGTAGTCTTCGAAGTGTACGTGATTGTGTTTACACAACATCACTTTGATACGTAGATTAGATAGATAACCTTTCTTGATTAAGTCATCAGTCTTAGTTACTTTTTCACAAGCACCAAACAATCCTTCTAGTGTCCACTTGTGTGTTTTGGTTCCATCTAGAGTTCCGGTAAAACCAAATCTATACACAGCATTGTGGCACTTCTCCATAATATTGGTGAGTGATTTAGATTTAAATAGATGTGCTTCATCACCAATCACACAGTCAATGTCATCAAACCATCTCTTTGGAAACTTGTAGATAGACTGCCACGTAGAAACAATAACTGGTTTGTTTGTGTTCTTGTCTTGACCGCCATAGATTTTATGAATGTCATCTGTATCCCATCCATAATCTTCAAAGTCTTTTACAATCTGTTCTACCAGTGATGTAGTTGGTACAATAATAAGAGTTTTTTTATTTTGAATGTGGTAATACCTTACCAAGGAATAGATCATTAAAGACTTGCCAGATCCAGTGGGAGACAAAAACAATCCACGGTTATATTTCAGTGCTTTGTATACAGTAAAATATTGATAATCTCTAGCTGAAATATTAGAAATCTTATCTACAAAATCTTTTACTCCTTGTGGTGATACAAAATCGTTAGTGTCATCTGGTCTTCCGTACCATTTGTTATCAACAATCTCTATACGATTGTTTTTGTTCTCTGCCCACTCTTTTAGTTGGTTCCACAACCCAACATACAGTTGTCCAGAAGCAGGAGAATATAGTCTGATGGTTCCATCCCAATGTCTGTAACGTGGATTCTTTTTAAGAAACTTTGCTTCTGGAACTTCAAACGTAAAGTAATCGGATAACTCCAAATGAACATGTGGTTCTGCCTGAATAGTCAGGAAAACCTCGTTCTTTTTCTGTACAACTAATCTGTCCATTACGATACTCCATTCACAAACTTTTCCCAATCAATAGCAGATTTGATTTGAAATCCTCTATTGGTGATTTGTTTCATTACGTTATCGAGGTAGTTTAAAACAACCTCTATGTATTTGATCTTTGCTTCTAGAGCGATTATATCTTCATCCGCCTCCAGATATGTTTTCATTTTTTCTGCTGTCTTAATGCTTCCACGGAAAGCATCCGGTTCGGCATATTCTTTGGCGTTTCCTTCTCCGCTATAGTATTCTCTTTTCTTTTTAAGAACAAACCTGAGTTCTAACTCAAGAGACATTTTGTGTTCGGACAAATCCGAATAGTGATTTAAATATTTGTTGTGAAGATAAGGAATGTTTAATGCTAGGTTTCCTAGGTCTTCTGTATATTCTTTATTTTTAAACTGAAAATCTACTTTTGAATCTTCCTTCCATTCTGTTTTAATGTGATCAAATAATGAACGAAGTTTGTCAAAATTCATGTTTCAAATGATGTGTTTCTAATACTATAGTTTTGGAACTTAAATGCTACATTAGCAGTAAAGTATTCTCCTCCGCTGTCACTAGCATCAAAAGCAATAGGACTTAACGAGTAAGGAAATAAACTTACATAATCAATAATATGGTTAGCATTAAAGTTAGAAGATAAAATGAGTAACTGTCCGTTAGAATATCGAGGATAATCTTCTGTTGTTTCCATCTGATCAGCATTGCCATTATCACGAATCCAATCGTGAACAGACTTATAGTTGATCAACTCTTCGTCAATGATAAAGGTAACTACAAGGTCACCATATGTAACTCCACCTCCGGGAACTACTGGGTATGTTCTGAACCTAGTTGGTACTTCAGTTACAGGCATTTGAATGTCTGGTAGGTTGGCACGTTGACACATAAAATCTACCCCTTTAAAAATATCCAGTTGCAACTGGAATCCAATAGGGGATAGATAGTTTCTGTTTTCTAACTGATTACCAACCCATTCAGCAGGCATGTCAACTTCCCAAGCTACTATTATTTATCTGCATAAAAAAAGACCCCCGAAGGGGTCTTGGCGTGAACAGT